AATACATGATTAAAAGGACTTAAACTTGTTTCAAAGTTTTGGTTTAATTCATTATAGTTAAATTCGGGATTATTTTTTAACAAAGTAATAACTTTACCAAACACATCGCCATCGAACGGTTTTTTAAGACCGGTAAAATCTTTTTCGTAATATGTTCTACAATACTCGTTTAGAAAATTATTTTTAAATTTGTTTTCTAAATTGATTATAAAAAAACCAGTTTCAACAGCGTAGTACAATGCTTGTGGCACACCTAAATGAGCACTAAAGTTGTTGGGTTTAATTAAAGTATTCAACCATCTTTCTGTAATTTCACTTTCAGTTATGACATCGGCATCTAACCAAATTAATCTTCCGGTATTGTTTGCAAGATTCTTCATTATGGGCCAGGCTTTTTTTGCAAATGTTTTTGTTCTTCTTTCAAGTTTCATTATTGCATTCTGAAAATCATGATATTCTTGTTCCATATTATCTAATGATTCAAATATTACCCTAGGATGATTAAAATTAATAATATCTTCAGTATACACAGTTATATAAAAGTTTGATGGCCAATATTGAATCCACGATTCTAACATAAGTTTTCCAATATTGTCAAAATACTCCTGTGACATACCTGTAATAATTTTATAATTCATTATTTTGTCCAATATGCTTCAGTTCTAGGAACAAGTAAGTCGTTATTTTTACTACGTCCTTGGTCTTTTCTACTACCTTTGAGATGATCCAAGTACGCACCCCAATCAGAATTTATAAGAGGATGTCCTTCTCCGCGAATTAAATGACTACTCCAATCGTGTTCTTCTAACGTCATTGATTTACGAACAACATCAAATACAAAACTATCGTGCCATTCTTCCATAGTGAATATTCCATTCTCTGCATCATCGTACACACGTTGGAACTCTTTAAGAAACTTTAATGTATTGTTAGAGCGTAAATTCATAGCATATAATCCACATTCAGTATACTTGCTTTTACGCCCAAGGAAACAAAGGTCTGACAATCGTGGACATAAATCACTTAATTGTATCATTGTAATTGGGCTATGGCATACAGTATCTGCATCCATCCAGATTAACCAGTCAGTTGTAGAATTAGATGCGGCAAATATAGCATATACTTTGTGAGCAAACCGTACAGCATTCCATTTGAATCCTTTGCCAGCATCTTTACGCTTGCTTCTAATAGGATCATCAGACACATTGCCATTGGCTTTGGGAACACCACGCCATTTTGTTTTAAACGCTACTAATTCAATACTGTCGTTATGTAAGTCAAGCACTTGTAGATTTGAAGCAGTTTCTACTACATTACAATCCTCGGCATATACTATCAAGTCAACTTCCGCTGGCCAATTTTGTAAGAATGTTTCAATCATTCGTTTACCATATTTTTTGTAGCCTTGTGCGTTGAATGTAGTGACTACAGAGAATTTCCGACCCATTGTTTTCCTTATAACTAAGTGTATATTTAACTAGGTATATTATGAGAGTAAGTATTTTTGACCAATTTGGCGCACTCAACAGTTCGCCCGTTTTTGAAGCCATACGAACAGGTCTTGACCAGCTTGGCATTAAACATAACAACATGGACAGTTCAGCAGACGTTGCTGTTATCTGGAGTCAGCTATGGCACGGTCGAATGAAAAATAATCGTGAGATATGGCAAACATTTAGAACAAGTGGACGTCCTGTTATAGTAGCGGAGGTAGGTATGCTACGTCGTGGCAGTACTTGGAAGTTGGGACTAAACGGAACTGGTATTACAGCCTACTATGGTGCAGGATTGATCCCGGGTCGTGCGGAAAAATTACGGCTTGAAGCAAAGCCTTGGACTGAGAGTGGATATAATATTGTCATTGCCGCACAGCGTTCGGATAGTGAGCAATGGGCAGGACAACCTCCTACTGTTGCTTGGCTAACAGAGACTGCTCGTAAGATTAGAGAATACACAGACAAGCCTATTATTATAAGACCTCATCCAAGACAGCGTATAGGTGATGTGCCGGGTTGTGTTATAGAAACACCAAGGCCTGTACAAGGAACTTACGATAACTTCGATTACGATCGTTGTTTAAAGACAGCGTGGGCTGTAATTAATCACAATAGCGGACCTGGCTCACAAGCAATATTATCAGGGGTTCCGGCATTTGTAGATTCTACTAGTTTAGCAGCACCGGTGGGTAATTTAGATTTATCAACAATCAATAATCCCAAGAGACCAGATCGTTCGTTGTGGTTAGAACAAATAGCACATACTGAATGGTATCCAGAAGAAATTGCTACTGGACTGCCACTTGAACGTTTATTGTTCCCCAAGCCGGTATAAACTTTTATCAATCCAGTGTAGTACAAGGTCTTGTTGCCGTACCATACCGTGACGCTGTACACTTGCTACTGCTGTTTCTGGTAGTAGATCTTTTTTAACTAAATCATACCATGTAGTAGTTTTAGGATCCATCGGAGCATGGATGCTCTTGTACGCAATCACATGGATAAAGTCATCATCTGGTCGTTTTAAAAAGAATCCAGAATTACAATCCCACCCGTTTACTGCCAACATGTGCATCAGACTAACCACAGTATGATGATAGAAGCATCCACTGGGTTGTACAAACGATAGCTGACGTATATCCATGTTAGTAGTTTGCGGAACAGCCATGATTAACATACCACCATCTTCGGCAATGGTGTTCCATTTAGCCAATGTTTCCAGTGGGGTAACACAATATTGAAAAGCGTCATGGCACCATAATATATCAAACTTTGTTTTTGTTGGCAGTTCGTTGATCTTCTCAAAGTCAAACAGTTGATGTGTAATGTTAGAATATTTTTTAAAGATTGATGGTGCTTTAGCAATATCAACACCGGTACAACGAATGTTTAACGGAATTGGAACATCATCTCTAGTAGTTCTAGTTGCCCACCATTCTAAGTCTAGTCCAGATCCGCAGCCAAGATCAACTAATGTACCAATACTCTCCATAAAATCATCGTATTCAAACAATGTATTAAGAGTTTTTAAGCTATGCTCGTGGCGTTCTTCGTCGTTTCTAAATGTCATAATTGTATATCTTCCATGCCTGCGGCTCGTAATCTTACAACATGACCTAACATGAAGTTTTTACTTTCCATTGCTTTCATAATACCCAAGAACCGATTCCTAAGGAAAGCCACCTCATTAATAATAGTTTCAAAGTCAATAACTTCATCCTCGCCATCAACATACTTTTCAGCATCTCTACTGGTCAATGCACGGGCATATCCTTCTAAATACTTTTGAAAGTGTTTGCGTCGTATCTTGCGTAGTTGTATGTTAAGATGATTTAATACTGCTTCAATTTCTTGTAGCTGATTAAATCTATGTTCGGTAATACCCGGTAGTGCTGAAATATTTTTCTCAACCATTCCTCCAATGGCACAATCACGTCGTGCAGACTCAAGTTCATGCTCGTAGTGAGCAATAAAATCTGGGATAGATCCTAGATTACTAGTAACACGACTAAGCCACATAATTAGTCTTCGTACTCAGACTCAATATCATCATCTTCGTCTTCGTATTCATCCTCTTCGGGCTCATCATCTAGATCTTTAATATAGGCTGCTAATGCTGTTTTAACATCGGCATCGCCTTTGAAGGTAGAACGAATATCATCCGGGGAAACATCATTATCGACAAGTACAGTTACTAAAACATCTGCGGCTTCTGGACGATCCACTGTATTAATATATCTTTTAAGTTCGTTCCATATTTCACTTGATAAATCTACTGACATTTTTATTCCTCCGTTGTATTTGCTGTTGTGAGTTCAAGTACCGGTATCTCGGCTTTCTGATTAGCAAAGTCTGCCATTAGTTTATCCAAGCATCCATCAGTATTTGCTTCCCATTTTTTACGGAATTGTTTAATAATCTCACCATCGCTTGTAATGAATACTAAACTGTTTCCTTCTTTCTTAAGAATATCTTTCTTCTCTGCCAAGTCAACTAATCCACTATGCGGGCTCATACCAGTTGAGTAAGGAATCTTAACTTGCATACCTTCGAACGGTTTAGCATAGCGTGTTTTCATTACTTTACAACCTGCACGGATACCCATAACATCTGTAATCTTGTTGCCATCTTCGTCTTCTTTAAGTTTCATTTTCTTCATAGCAACTACAATAGAACTTGCGTAGATGAAACCTTGACCACCGGAGATCTTGTCATCTGGATCAAACATGTCTTGACTAGCGTATGTATGATTAGTTGCAACCAAGCCTACATTATAACTACCAAACATGTTAACAGAGTTACGAACAAGTGATGTTAGTGCTTTGGGTTTACGACCCATGTCGCCTTTCATGTCGCCTGCTTCAAACTGGTTAACGTCAGTTGGTGTGAGCAACATGCCCAACGAGTCAACAACCCATAACACTTTCATGCGTTCTTCTTCTGGAAGTGCTTTGTAGTCTGTCATGAATGTAGAAATTGCTTTAGCAACGTCGTCAATCATGCTCATGTTAAGTTTAAGCAACTTATCCGGACCTGTATCAACGCCAAGTGCGTGTAGCCAAGACTCGTCAAGTGCGTTTTCTGTATCAACAAGAATAACAAAGATGCCTTGTTCTTGTGCGTTCTTTACAATGTTGCCTGAACAGATATAACTCTTGCCTGCTCCAGATTCGCCAGCAAATACAGTAACCTTGCCAAGTGGAATACCTTTGTTAAAGTCTCCACTGATAAGATAGTTCAACGCATAGTTGCCTGTGCTGATCCAGTCAGTTGGATC